AAATTATTGGGTATGCGGAAACTAGCAAAATCCCAATTGACAACCTATATGCTACATTAAACACTATCGGCAACCCTAATATCAAAACGATTTACGCACAATATGGAGAATTCGGAAAAGAAACATTTGTACCTGTAATTCGAAGATTATATCGAAGTGTTGGCGATGGAGCATCTCGTGAAGTAACATTTTTAGGGCAACAAGCAATTCGTCAACGAGTTGAATTAGCGCGTATAAAAGCCGACTATTTTGCAGTAATGACTGAGCCATTCGACGGTATGGTTGTAGGGTTCGGCAACTTCTACAAAACCGCACCAGATAATGAATAATTAGCTAACATAAGGGGAAACAATGCAAGTAATAACAGATTTTTTATGCGAGGCTTGGCGGACATTGACGGATTCTTTCGTTCTAAAGGCCTTGCTTGCCGTTATCGCCGATGTAGCGATATATATGATTGGCTTAAAACATGTGCAGGTGCTAGGAATATTTATATTGTTGGTATTCCTAGACCTCATCACGAAATGGGCGGCTATATCGTATCAAATGCTTATTGATATGGGGGCGAACCCAGAGAATATAAGCGGGTATGATAAATATATAGCCATTCCTGGAGCCTGGGGTAAAGGATTAATCTCATCTAAGCATATGCGAAAGCCCTTTATTACAAAGGTGCTAACATATTGCTTAGCAACGGCTGGGGCGTGGTGTTTTGATTTTATGAGTGGTCAATATGCTTTTGCAGTCAATCTAGTTTGGCTATATCTTGGCTCGGTTGAGTTCCTGTCTATCCTCGAGAATATGAGGGACGGCGGAAATAGCACAATCGCAGGGCTTTTGGATGTAGTGCATTCTAAGATTGACATGATTTTAAAGAAATAATTAAAAATAGGCCGCATTCGCAGAGGGTGCGGCCTATTGTATTAAGGGGTGAAAATATGAAAGTTGGCGAATATTTCAACGATTATGAATTTTCTTGTAAGTGCGAAAGGCATGGCGTAGATAGTAGCGGTCATAACGTACTAGACCATGTCATTGACAAGCGACTAGTTGATTTGCTAGACGCTATCCGTGAACGCTTGGGCGTTCCTATCTATATCACAAGTGGCTATCGTTGCGAGGCTCACAATGAGGAAGTAGGGGGCGTGCCTAACTCTTACCATACGCAAGGGGTGGCCGCAGACATTACATACGACGGCATCGACGTTGACTATCTTGCACAGGTGGCCGAGGAATGTGGTGCTGACGGCATTGGCTGTTACTATCACCAAGACTTCGTACACGTCGATGTACGAGGGTATGCGGCACGTTGGAATGATCTTGATTAAATAGGGGGATAGATATGTATGAGAAAATCACGAACTACATCAATGCGGTTAAATCTCAAATTACTGTTAAGCGGTTTATTATGCTTGCTGGTGCTATTTTGCTCATCATTGGTGCATGCCAGCTCATCGACGGCTACATCACAGCAAGAGGAAACTATCAGCGTGCCGTTGAAAGACTGGAACAAACTCAAAACGAACTTAATCGAAGCCGACGCCTCAATCAAGAGCTCAAACTTGTCATTGAGCGAAGCTCAGAGCTTAACAGTCAAGCAAGCAACAGAATTGAACGAATTGAAGATTATCAACAAGAAACAGGGCGAAGAGTTGGAGAAAGCGTCGAAAATAACAACCGAGCAAGCGGACTCATTAGCGAAAGCCTCGACATCATTAGACGAATTGAAGAACGAAATCAAGAACAATAGACGAACAGAGCAACGCTTGCGGCGTCAACGTGATACATGGGCGATTAGTAATGCTGCACTTTTCTTGGCTGGAGCATTACGCAGATAACATGGAGGTGATCCGTATATCTCCTGAACATGAGCAGGTGGACTCATGGTAGTATAGTTTTGATAAAATGCAGAAGAGCCTACTAACTTAGATAATATCTAGGTTGGTAGGCTCTATTTTTGTTTGTAAAAGTATAAATAAGTGCTTGATTTTATACCCTATATAGGGTATAATAAAGGTGTAGAAAGGAGGTGATAAATATGGACATAATAAAAGAGCTAACAAGCTTAGTAAATGAGTTAACGCTACTGACACTAGCAATCATCATTTTAAAACTTGTTAGCAAAGAGTAAAAAGCAGGCGGGTGAAAGCCCCGCCACCTTCTCAACATCATTGTAAATCAACGAGGTGAATTATGCAATATTTAGAATGGCTGATTAATATAGCAACTCTGATTGTTTTGATATTAGTAATTAAACGTTTAGTTAGAAGGTGATGAAATTGAAATTTGAACTAGATGATATTATGACAACACAAGAGGCTGCAGAGCGGTGGAATGTTACTGCTGATTCATTAAAACAGAATTGTAGAGGTCGTGTAAAGAATGGATTTAAGGAGGGCGAGTTTAAGAAGTCTGGGAAAATGTGGCTAGTTACACGGCAAGGTATGGAACGGTTATACGGAAAAGAATCCGCTTTAAGTAGTGTAATAAAAAGCGTGTCAGACGCTCATTAGGCCTCTAAATCTCTGCAAAATTTGTAACGGTTGCTCAACTGTTGCTTAACTTTTGTCGTACTAAAACGCAAATGGTTGTTGGATTATCAATGTTTTTATAATATAATTCATATGTAAGGGATATATAGAATTTCATTTAAAGAACCCAGTAGGCATCGATGCTTACTGGGTTCTTCGTTTTATAAATCGGCTAAAATTCTTTAAAATTTAATCAGTTGCTCAACCGTTGCTCAACCTTCATGCCTTTTGATAACATCCTTCACAGATAATATCGCCTCGCCATGCGGTATTTGGTTAACAACGGATATCAATTCATCGACGTCTCTATGAATATACACCTGATTCGTAACATCTTTATGCGAATGCCCCATTAGCGTTTTTGTCATAGCATCGGACGTGCCTATCTGTGTAAGAAGAGTGGCGAATGTATGTCTCCCGTCATGGGGCAAATGCCCTGGTACTTTCATTTTTAAATACCGGCTGAGCGCCATTTGTATGTTTTTAGGCGTGGATGTCGGAAGCATATACTCTCCGTGCTCGAATCGACTCGTATTGTACCATTTTCTTATAAATGGCATAATACAATTGGCTATCGGTATGATGCGGTTTTTACTCGCATCCGTTTTAATACCGCCAATCATATAGCGTTCCTTTATATGCACATCAGCAAATTTTATTGACTTAATTTCGCCAGGTCGCATGCCTGTGTATATTAAGCATAACATGATTCTTGCATATTCATCTGTATTCGATAATTGCCATAAATCATAAATCTCTGCCGGTAAAAATGGCTTATGTAAAGTTGACTTTTCTTTTGCGGGCAACGTGACTAGGCTAGCGTAGTTTTTGTCAACAATGTCATTTCGTATGGCTGCCAGAAAACATCCGTTCATGGCGGTTTTAATCTGTGCTAACGCAGGCCCGCTCATGTGGCTATGATCATCAATAATTGCTTGTAGATGGGCTAATCTAATATTTTTAATGGGGATATTCATAAGATGTAGCATTTTCTTTTTATTGTGAGGGTAACCGCCTTTGTCTAGTTGTACCCCTTTGCGCATCTTATCTTCGATCATCCATTCCCAACATTGGCCAAAGGTCGTATCCTTGGTCTCGTATTGCGGGGCGTTAGCGTCATAAGCAGATAGTGCATTATATGCCTCTTTTTGCGTTGCAAAGGTTCCTATCGATTTTCGCAAGGGTTTACCCTCGGAGTCATATCCAAGGGTCACCACGGCTCGATATGGGCGCCGTAGAGGCTTGTGTTTCATCTTATATACGGATCCTGTTCCGTTGGCACGTTTCATTGCCATAGATATCCTCCTTGGTATAGTGAATAGCCTTAGAGGTATGCTATAATAATTGTGGAGTAAAAATAGAGTACCTCTAAGGTATGATATTTTTTAAAGGCCCTCACTGCGGTGAGGGCTTATTTTTTTTTTAGTTAATTAGTCTTATATACTAAGTTATTTTCTTTATCGATGATATCCTCTATTTTTTCTGCAGTAATAGGAATTTCTATTTTATCACCATTACCATTGATAAACTTAATTGTATATGGTGCATTAAGCACTACATTTTTAGGAAAAGCGTAATACTCGATAGCATAGCTATGTGGCATTGCGTCATAAATAACTGAGTTCATCTGTTCAGGCATAATATACTTACCGTCTTTTTCAATAAGTAATCGTTGCGATGGTAATTGTTGAGCTACAGTGCCTGCTAATGGGTTCTTGATGTGCATCGCATAAGTAGCGATATATACATAGTTACTGCTATTTACTACTGCACTTTTAAATGCTTCTCCCGGAAAGATTAAGCGCTCGTCCTTAGAGTAAGCGATGTACTTTGTGATTGTGCCAGGCGTAACTAATACGGCAGCACCGCCTGCGCCGCTCCGGAGTTCAACACCATAATTGACAGGATTTTCTAATTTGCGGTCCGTCTTATATGATTGGCCAACACTCCATATTTTGTTGTACGTATCCGAAGTTACATCGATAAACTGTGCGGCAAAAGAAGTACTTACAGATAGGCTGAACATAACCATTAAAGGCAATAATTTACGCAATTTCATTTTTATATCTCCCTAGTTATCAATAAAATGATGATAAAATTCTATGTGTTCTAATTCTTCCTCGTTTAAAGCTGACCTCCGCACCATCTCCTCAACTAAATTAACATGGTGCTCTAAATAAAAATCATCATTCACAATATGAATTAATTCATGTTTAATTTCCTCCCTCATACGATCGTGAGGGAGGTTTTTATTTATATAGATGTTATGGGTATCTATATCTTCACATTCCTCTGACACGGCACCCGCATGTGGTAAGTCGCAATAAATTAAATTTACAACCAATATAACACTCTCCCTTGTGTATTACTTGTGTTTAGATTTTAAGAACTCTATGTATTTGACTGTTTCTTCCATCTCCTCTTTAGACATATCTTTTGCAGCAGAAAAAAGCATGCGTGCACCTGGTCTAGTGCGTAAGTATTCCGCGAATTCGGCTGCTTCACGGTCGGTGTAATAGCCTTCGGTGTATTTTTCTACCAATTCAGATTTAGGAACGCCAAAATAATTCGCCATTAACTCGATTTTATCGATGCGCGGATAGGTATTTCCTTTTACCCAATCTGTAAAAGTTGTGTATTTGAATCCTAAATCTGCACAGATTTTATTTCGATCTATTCCACGACTGTCCATTAAACGTTGGATGTTCTCAGCCATAATAGCTTTGTTACCTAAATCGCTCATCTTCTAAACCTCTCTATGTAAACTAGCATTTTTATAACTATATATTACGTTGTTTCCGTAAAAAAATCAACATTTTACGGAAATTTTACGATAATTTATGTTTAATTTATGGACATTACGGTTTATCCGTAGTAAGATGATAACTGTAAACAGGATTTGAAAAAGAAAGGAGGTTGCCTATGAAATACACATTGAAGATGCTACGAGCATCTAAGAACTGGTCGCAAGTAACAGCTGCAGAGCAGATTGGCGTATCTGTTGATACGTGGGGGAATTGGGAAAGAAAACGTTCTTTCCCCGATGTGTTACACATCAAAAAGATACAAGAAGTGTTCAACGTAGCGTATGACGATATTATTTTTTTATAGTGTGTTACGGTTTAACCGTCACGGGAAAGAGGGCAGTAAATGACGGATATGGAAATTCTGTATAACGCCTATCGTGATAGCGGGATGCAAACCAACGAGGAAATGGAAAATTTACTCGGATGGCCGAACGGTAAGATTAGAACTATGAAAGCCCGGCTAAAGGCAAGAGGACTTATTGATTATGATTTCGGTAAGCCTGTTACAATTTTAAAGCCGTATCGAGAAGATGTGGAAAAACCAGAAAGCTTCAAAGCAGCTATATACCGAGAGATGCTAGAAGTTTACATGGATGATTTCCGTAATCAAGATACTTTTAAAGATCGTTTACAGGTGGGCCAAGAAATCAGAATGATTTTAAAAGCTATATGAAAGGAGGGGTAGTGCGCATGATTAGAAAAGTGATTTCAGTCGCCCAAATGTCAACTGTGCTCGGTGTTAGCCTAACAGCTATCCGGGAGGGCATCGCAAGAGATAGATTTCCATTTGCCTACGCCTGGCAGTCGCCAGGTAAGAAATCCCGTAGCTTTGTCATCGATAAAGAGGGGTTTAGAACATTCCTTGTTCATTCGCTAGGTTGGGATGTGAAAGTAGTTGATGCGGAGTTTAAATCCGCTGGAATTCATTAGGAGGAGTTAATCATGACATGGATTGACGCAGGAATGCATTTGAGCTTAGTTGCAGCAGCAGTAGCATCTATTTTATCAATGGTGACGATATAAAGGAGATCAATTTATGGGTTATATGTTAATTGGCACGTTTTTGGTCGCAGGTTCTATGGGAGCCTTAGAACTCGACCAAATTGGATGGGAACAGTTCGTATTGCAATCGTTAATCGGACTGGTTATATCTCTATACGGATTTAAAAAAGATATGGCAGAAGTTGACGCAGAAGAGCAGGAAGATGTCACATACATCCCAAGAGTGAGAACTCACGGTGATTATTGTAAAAACCCTTATTACAACTAAAAGGAGACAGAAAATGACAAAACCTTATATCAGTAAACAAAAAATAAGGAACTTCGTATCTCGTGTTAGTTCTGAGAAAACCGATGCAATTGAAAATGAATACGAAGCTCTATTGACTCAAGAAATTAAATCGCTAGATGCCTTTAAGCGTTTAGAAGAGGCTCTATCCGAAGCACGGAAAGCTGCTAGAGAAATTAAACAAGCGGGGTTTGGTGATAGCGTTTTGGCTAGTATTCCGAAGTCGGAATTTTTAATCGATCGCATGATTAGTCGAGGTAAGAGCTTCTATAATGAACCACTAAAAGAATGGGCTTCTATTTGTGAACTCTTAAAGCCGTTCGTGGAACGACTATCAAAAGTACGCAACGCCAGACAAAGCGCTTACAGAATTATTGATGAAGCTCAAACCGGACGCGCTGCTGCAGATGCATTAAGAGAAGCAGGCCTAGATTATTACACATGGGAAAATAGAAAGCCGGAGATGGTGCTTGATTTAAGCGCTTTGAAAGGTGGTGATTAAATTGCGAAATTGTAGTACCTGTCCAAAGCGAGATTATTGCATTCCTGATGAATGCGAGGATTTGGGCATAAAAAATGAGCCTGATGATGCGGCAACATCAACAAGCTCAAATTAGAAAATATCCATTTAAAGTATACCACAGAAAGGACATATTATGGAATTCTTATTAGTTACTTACGATACCAGCGATTATTACTGGCCAAATAATACGCCAGCTCATGACTATGATGAATTTTGGTTTAGATATTACGAATCCGATACAAACGTTCCAATCGATAATATTGGTGTTGGTGATTGGGTGGTTGTTAAATCAAGAAACGGCTTAGGTCTTGCCCGTGTTTTGAAAAAGGCAAAAGACCTTGATACTGTTCGGATGCAAGGTTTCAAGGGAAATGTAGTCAAACAGGTCATTGCAGTTATCGATATTTCTAAATGTGATAAACGCGAAAGTGATCGAGCTAAATTGGAGGACATAGAAAAGAAACTCGAACAAAAGGCTAAGAACGCTGAGCGCTTGACTATGTATCGATTACTTGCAAAAGATAATCCAGAATTCTCGGCACTACTTACTGAGTATGAATCCGTAAAGGCGTCTGTCGATAAATTATAACGCTTTCATCAACTCCAAGTCTAAAATGTCAGAATCTCATGGATTTGATATTGATACAAGTATCCTAAACAAACACCTATTTGACTTTCAACGAGATATCGTTAAGTGGGCCTTGGCAAAAGGTAAAGCTGCCATATTCGCTGATTGTGGATTAGGTAAAACTTTAATGCAGCTGTCCTGGGCGTATGAGATTTATCTACATACAGGTGGATCCGTACTCATATTAGCACCACTAGCTGTGGCCGCTCAAACACAGTCTGAGGGTGAACGTTTCGATATTCCTGTGACTATATGCGAATCCGATGATGACATTGTACCAGGCGTTAATATTACGAATTACGAGAAATTGGGCCGATTTAATACCGATAATCTGATAGGTGTCGTGCTTGATGAATCGAGTATCCTAAAGTCATTTACTGGTAAAGTACGTACGGATTTAATAAATCGATTCAGTAATACACCATATCGGCTGGCGTGTACAGCAACACCTGCTCCAAATGACTATATGGAGCTTGGCAATCATGCGGAGTTCCTCGGTATTATGAGCCGTAATGAGATGCTATCCATGTATTTCACGCACGATGGTAGTGATACCGCTAAATGGCGATTAAAAGGCCATGCAGAGAATACCTTTTGGGAGTGGATGGCGTCATGGGCAGTAGTGCTAGATAATCCGGCATCCCTGGGTTATGAAGATGATGGCTATGAATTGCCTGAGTTGCACGTACATGAAATTGTTGTTGATAAAACAGGTGAGGATGTCCCTACTTTATCCTTACTGGAACGCCGCAGGGCTCGCAAAGCATCTCTTGAATCAAGATGTAGAGCAGCAGCTGATTTAGTCAATGCATCTAATGAGCAATGGCTAGTGTGGTGCGACCTTAATGATGAATCGACTACTTTGAAAGAAATGATTGATCTCGCAGAGGATGTCAAAGGTAGTGATAAGGCAACTCTAAAACAGGGCATGATGTTAGGTTTTGGTTCTGGATTCCTAAAATGGTTGGTAACAAAGCCAAGTATCGCTGGATTCGGAATGAACGGGCAAAACTGCCACAATATGATATTTGTCGGGCTATCCGATAGTTATGAGCAGTATTATCAAGCGCTTC